ATGAAGTAGCCTCATCTGTCATACTTTCACTATTAGTGTCACAGTAATAATCGAATGTTAAAATACCCGAAGAAGATTTATCTACATCAAATGCAACCTGATTGATTTTTAACATGGCCGCATCAGGATAAAAATTGTACTCCTTCGTCTTTATATACGGAATACTCACCAATGCTATAGTTCCACTGCCCGTATAAACGCCAACAGGAACGGCCGCTAAGGGATCTGCCATTACATTTACTTCATCTTCACTGACAATTTCAGTAACTTTATAGATTATGTCGTTAAAACCGCTTGTAAACCCTTCAGCATTTTCCAAGATGACATAAGAATCCAGAGATAAGTTGTGATTTATTGCAGTTATTGCAACAGTTGGCCATGCGCTTGTATCAGCCTCAGTTATTTGTAGCGCAGCTGCATTTCGTGATATTTCACGGTCCATTATAAACGTAAAACCCTCCTGGTTTCCTGCAATAATATTCTGAAAGAGTGATTGCCCAGTCCCTTCATTCCAACGACCTGTATCTTCTGACCATACAGATGTGTCTTCACCCCATGTAATATCATCGTTATTCTGATAATATCCAAAAGCGGTAATAGAATCATCAAATTTGGCCCACGCTGCATTCATATAGTTATAAACTAATATCTTATTGGGGAATGTCGGATTGCTAATCTGATCAGGATATGACCACATAGCGATCTCGTTGAAATAATCTCGCACACCGGAAATTCGCTCTACACCGCTATTGCCATTATGTAACTGATTAACAAAATCAGGTATTTTCTCATCTATTCTTTTAACCAGCAGACCGTCACATGCATGAACACCAGTTTGCCCCACGCCAAGAACAACCTTATCAAGTAAGACACTTGAGAATGTAGATTCAGCGCCAATCGAATCATCAATTGTTTGCCATACAAATGGAATTGCATAATTTCCTGTGTATACAAGTTCCCATGTGCTTCTTTCAAAGTAAACTATAAGCCTGTCTTTTAATATCCGTGCGCTAATAATGGCCTGTTTAGTTGGCGCATCTGCCCATCCACCGACTCCGGGGACTTCTTCATACCATGAACCAAGGCATGAAATTGCAGCACCGCTTGAATAAATAGGCGATCTACTCCATGACCATCGTGCACGCTGTGTGAAATTTGCATTCTGTGGGTTTCCGGCTCCATTATCAACGGTTTCTAGCGTATTTAAGCAAACCAGCCTGCCTTTAAAGGGAAGAATTATCCTGGCTGACTGTAATGTATAATTCGCAGGTAACGCAGCACCGGTTGCCGTCTGTCTTGTTTGTGGCTGTATTGCATTCCATGTACCACCGGTCCAATATTGAATTAAATCGTCTCGATTGTAGTTTACCACGAAAAAAGTGTAATCGTCGTTTGCAGCTCCCCGATAATTGCAAGCCCAAAAGAATTGAGCATCAGTTGCTGACCAGGCACCAAGTCCAAGTCTATCCCAACCGACACCATCTCGCTTATAGGCAAACTGAGTATCAAAGCCAATAGTTGACTCATTATTAATTGCTTCGCTCTCATAATAATGTATTCCCATAACCGGATCGGCTGGATAAAAATAAATCTGCGTATTTAATGCAGCTCCAGTAAATGTAAATTGCCCCGTATCCGTGTCAAATGTTCCCGTTCCTGCTCCGGTTGACATTAAAGCTTGTGGCCCTAACCCTCCACTAGCAGTAATGACGGTAAATATCTCATCACCAATTGAAAATGCCTGTCCTACTTCAAATATAGATCCCGGAACAATTCCAGCCGCAGCTCCTGCACCATCAGTAGTTCCGCCACCTGCACCGTCCGGATAAAAGTATATTTGTGTTGTAATTGCAGCTCCTGCAAATACGTATGCTCCTGTAGTCGTATCATATGTGTATGTTGTAGCAGCTCCTGTGGTTGTCATAGTCCCCGGAGTTCCATACTCAACAACAGTGAAGATTTCATTTGCTATAGAAAATTTCTGCCCAACCCGATAATCAGTGCCGGGAACATTACCTGCTGCGCCGCCAACACCGTCAGTTATACCAACACCTGCACCTCCACCAAGAGCAACTTCAGAGCTTGGCAAAGCAATTCTTAGGCGTGATCCCAGAGGAATAGCATTGCCTGTATATGTTGTTGGAAACAACCGACTTCCTATACGCTTTCTTACTAGCTCACGCCATACAAAAGCATTCTCTAAGTCCTCAAAGGCGTTTTCAGGCAACAACCATGGTTGTCTATCTGTTTCTATACCCTGATTATATGGTCCTATAAAAAATGCTTTTTTTGGCATATTAATATCCCATTATTATAAACGTACAAGCAGTATTATAATCTGCGCCTGTTGATTCGTTCTTACCTTCAATTCTTAATGTCGCAGTTGTTGGAAATGCTCCGGTGGCAGTACAGCTGACAAAGCGTGCTACAGAACGTGCAAAAGTATTTTTAGTAGAAACAAGCGCCCAATTAAAGACTGCTGTTGTGAAATCTGGCCCCCAATTTACAACTAAATCTTGTGCTCCTGTAAATGAATTAGACCCCCATTTTACAAGCAATCCTGAAGGTAAATAAGTCCAGCCAATGGCAGCTTTTCCAGCTTCAGTCATTGGAATTGCTGAACCACCATTTTCCCGCTGAAAGAATAATTCGGTTACACTAGAGGTGGCACCTTCTTTGGTGTAAACTGTACCTTCATTTACTGCAGTTCCCGGATCTGCCCCTTGTTCAGGAAGTTGAATAATTTTATGCTTTCCATCATTAGCAACACCATCACCAAGCGCATAATGATTAGTATCCCATGCAGTTTTAATTGTCGCAAGATTCTGTCTTATTGGAGCTTGTGTAATATTTCTTTGTTGAGGAGCTAAAGGCGTATCATTCCATGCCATAATTTATCCTTTAATAAAAACCGTTTCCCCACCACCTGTTGGGGGTCTTGGTATTGTAAATTGTAGCTGCTTCTTTTTCCTGGTTTTGAACAAGCGTTCTGCGCTGAACCAAGTTCTCTTGTTCTTTAAACATAGGCATAATTTGAGCTAATGTGTCAGTATCTACCCGATCTTCCAGTATTCTTTTTGCAGCACCCCAGGCTATATAGCTCCAATGTTGCTCAAGCTCAGGGTAATCTGCATCATTTTCAAGCGCATCAGGACGAACATAGGCATCCATGGTAATGCTGTAAACCGCATCAGGAACCGGTCGTAATACAAATTTATTTTCATAATATAAGACAGATTGTGGCTTTCCCAATGTGGATGGAATTGCATGTGCATAAATCTTTGCCTCTGCATCTGGAGCTTGAGGAAATGTAAATGAATATACACCTGTTTTATAATTTATTGATCCGTATGCTGCTGCGCCCTCTGGCCAGACAAGATCGCCACCAATTAAAAATTGGCCGGTAGTTGCACTTCTTTGTGGAACATCTGTTATCACCAGTTGTTCACCATTCGCATCGTACGAGCTAAATAAGACCGAATATGGAACAACAGGAGCACTTGATAAGGTATCTGCATAAAGAACTGTCGCTCCATCTCCTGTTGCTATCTGTATTCGCTGTTGTGTTGGCGGATACATACTATAAAATTCATCACGTGATTGGCTTAAATATATTTTTGTTCCATCACAAAATATCGGTGTGCTTTCAGTGATATAGGCGTTCTTAAAGTTATATAATGGATCTTCTTCACGTATGGGCGCACCGGGCCCGGACGTTGTCTCATATATATCTATGTACGGTGTTGTATAAAAAGTAAGCGTCTTTTTAAATGTAAATAGCCTTAGATTCTCAGGCATGTCATAAATAAGAAAGTTATTTATATAACTGAGCAGTTCAGCTTCAGTAATTTGTGACGTAGAAGGCGCCTTAATTATTCTTCTTACTTTAGTTTTTATATCCGCTAATGTTGCCATAATTCTCCTTAACTTACATTTCTAAGACCGAGATTTGTCTTTGACGTTATATTACCAATGGGAATCACTAATGCAGTAGAATAATTATAA